CTAGAATAGAATTATCAACTATTCACGCAGCTAAAGGTGATGAAGCAACTAACGTTGTATTACTAACAGATCTTACAGAAAATACATTAAAAGGTTACGAAAGAAATCCAGATGATGAAAACAGATTATTTTACGTAGGTGCAACACGAACAAAGGAAAATTTACATATAATTGAACCCAAAAAATACGAGAAAGGATATATCATATGAGCGAAATATATAAAAAACAAGTAGGAGGTGATCATTACAAAAGCATGATCATACAACCATCAGAGTTTATAAATAAAAATAATTTACCGTTTGCAGAAGGTAATGCTATAAAATATTTATGCAGGCATAAACAAAAAAATCAGAAAGAAGATTTATTAAAGGCTAAACATTACATTGATATGGCTATTGATAGAGATTATCCAGAACCAAAAACAAGAGTAGAGCAGATAAATCAATTAAAATACGATCCAATAACAGATTAAAAAAATGATACAAGTACCACTATTTAAACCACAAACAGAATGGCTACCACCAGAAAATTTTCCAGATTTATCTGGTTATGATGAAATTGCAATTGACTTAGAAACAAAAGATCCAGATTTAATAAAAATGGGTTCAGGTTCTATTATAGGCAATGGCGATGTAACTGGTATAGCTGTAGCTGTTAAAGGTTGGTGTGCTTATTATCCAATTGCACATGAAGGTGGTGGTAATATGGATCGTAAAATGGTTCTTAAATGGTTTCAAGATATATTAAATTTACCTTCTACAAAGATATTCCACAACGCCATGTATGACGTGTGTTGGATACGCGCGTTAGGTTTAAATATTAGCGGTAAAATAGTGGACACGATGATTGCATCGGCCCTAGTTGATGAAAATCAAATGCGCTATGACTTAAACAATTGTGCTAAACGATACACTGGAAAAGGTAAAAATGAAACAGAATTATATGAAGCAGCAAAGTCATGGGGGGTTGACCCCAAGGCAGAAATGTATAAACTACCTGCGATTTATGTTGGCGCATACGCAGAAAAAGATGCTGAAATAACATTATCACTTTGGCAAGAACTTAAAAAAGAAATAGATCATCAGGATATAAATTCAATTATGGATATGGAAACAGAATTGTTTCCTTGTTTAGTTGATATGAAATTTAAAGGGGTTTGCGTTGATGTGGAAGAAGCCCACAAATTAAAAAAAACATTAGTTGCACAAGAAAAACAAGCATTGCAACAAGTAAAAAAAGAAACAGGAATAGATACCCAAATATGGGCAGCAAGATCGATTGCACAAGTTTTTGATAAATTAAAACTAGAGTACGATAGAACTGAGAAAACATCGGCACCTTCCTTTACTAAAAATTTTTTACAAAATCATCCACATCCAGTGGTGAAACAAATAGCACAAGCTCGAGAAATAAATAAAGCCCATACCACGTTTATTGATACTATATTAAAACATTCTCATAAAGGAAGAATTCACGCTGACATCAATCAATTAAGATCCGATAATGGTGGTACTGTAACCGGAAGATTTAGTTATTCTAATCCCAACCTTCAACAGATTCCAGCACGAAACAAAGATCTCGGACCACGGATAAGGGCTCTATTTGTGCCCGAGGAAGGCCATACATGGGGTTGTTTTGACTATTCTCAGCAGGAGCCTAGACTGGTAGTGCATTATGCAGTTTTACAAAATTTATACGGAGTTGATGGAGTATTAGATGCATATCGTGAAGGCGATGCAGATTTTCATGACATTGTTGCTGACATGGCACAAATTCCTAGATCACAAGCTAAGACAATTAACTTAGGTTTGTTTTATGGTATGGGTAAAAATAAACTTCAAGCAGAATTGGGTGTATCTAAAGACAAAGCTGAAGAATTATTTAAACAATATCATTCTAAAGTACCTTTTGTTAAACAGTTGATGAGTAATGTAAGTAGTCGAGCACAAGATTGTGGTCAGGTTAGAACATTGTTAGGACGATTATGTAGATTTCCTTTGTGGGAACCAAATCAATTTGGAATTCATAAAGCATTGACTCATGAAAAAGCGCTCTTGGAACACGGACCAGGGATCAAACGTGCTTATACTTACAAAGCATTAAACAAATTGATTCAAGGATCAGCAGCTGACATGACAAAGAAAGCAATGATAGAATTATATAAAGAGGGAATTATTCCCCATATACAAGTACATGATGAACTTGATATATCTGTTGAATCACCAAAACATGCACAAAAAATAAAAGATATTATGGAAAGTGCTGTTAGTCTTGAAGTTCCCAATAAAGTAGACTATGAATTTGGACCAAATTGGGGTACAATAAAATAAATAAGGAGAAAACTATGGACCATATAAAAACAATAATAACATGGGCTAAAGCTAATAAACAGAAATCTGTTATTATAGTAATAGTCGTTATTGCAATAATTGCTTTAATAAAATAATTTATGCATGGCCTATTTAAATGCAAACATTCCTGTTCTTTATTCACAGATCAAAAGAGAATATCTTTACGATCTTAAAAAACATCATGGAGAAGTGGAAGACTGCATTATATTTGGTCTATCATCGATTGCAGGGAGTGCTTTACTCTTTCATGCAATTATGGAAAATGGTGCTATTTTTTATCGTTTGCCAATTTCTGCGTTCATTCAAAGAGGTTATGACGAAAAAGAAGTTCCTAAACGTAGGCTTGATGAGTTGGAGCTGTGGAATAGTTTTTCTTATTACCCTGCTGTTACTAATTGGGATATAATTCAAGGAATATCTGGTAAATACATAGGTAAAGATAAAAAATGGCATCATGGTAAATATCTATTTACCGTTGACTTTGCGCATCCAGAGAGTAATATACTAGATACCGAACATTCAGAAATACCGCACGAACATAAGTGCGCTCATATATTGGCATTAAATGATGGCAATTATGCGGCTCAGCCAAACAATAGATTAATATGGGACCTACCTTCTTTTACTGTAAAAGATAATATTCCTGATTGGAAGGTGCAAACATCAGAATGGAGTGTAGAAGATTCTGGTAAATGGAAAACCGAAGATACTGATAATTTTTTCTACGAAATAGAGGAAAAAAAAAATGATTAAATGGATAAAATCTTTATTAAAAAAAATATTTGGTAAGAAAGAACCGATTATATTAAAAGATGAAGTAAAAATTGTAATAAAAATACCGGTAATAGAAACACCGGTAATAGAAAAAATTGTTTGCAATACACATAAAACAAGATTTAAAAAATCTTGTCCTACTTGTATAGAAGCGGCAAAGTAAAATGGATTTAAAAAAAATTAAAAACGAATGTAAAAAATGTGGACATGAATGTCATTGTTTAGAAGTATTTCATACCGATATATATGGTGTATGTACTTGCGATGATTGCAAATGCAATGATCCTAAAAACAAAGATGAGGAATGTTTGTCATGTCAATAATGGAGAATGCCAAGATGAATTATTATTTTACAGGGATATTGATTATCTTACTATGTTTGATAGCATGGGTAGGACCAGCGTATCCAGCAGAAACACAATCGAACGTTAGCGGGTCCAACACAAGTATTGAAGGTGGTTATACTGGGGGAGCAACTACTTACCAAGATGGATCATCATCTAATAGTACAACTAATTCAACATCAAACAGTAATATAAAATCAGCACCACCAACAGCTTCATCACCTTCATACAATTCTATGACACAAGATGTATGTGCAGTAGGTGGATCACTTGGAGTACAGACATTTGGATTTGGTGTCAGTGGCGGAAAACATTTTATTGATAAAAATTGTGAACGATTAAAGTTAGCAAGAATACTAAATGATTTCGGAATGCGTGTAGCAGCCGTGGCGATTCTTTGCCAGGACCCCAGGGTATTTGAAAGCATGATTTCCGCAGGAACCGTTTGCCCAATCGACGGCAAAATTGGATCTGAGGCTATGGCATTGTGGGCTAAGTATGGTCATGAAAGACCAGACTATAATGTTTATATGAAACGTGTAAAAGATAGAGAAAAAGCAGATGCAAAAGTAGAAAAAGAAATGACAAAAGAATTAAACAAAATGGATAGAAAAATTAAAATAGAAAAATTAAAACCAAATGTTAGATAAATATATTATAAAATTTTTAGAAAAAATTGATAACTTTACTGATTGTATAACAAATTTTTTATTTGCTCCACGTTGCAAATGTGGGAAGAAAAAGAAAAAGGATGCCTAGGCCCGTAAGGAAATGGGTAGTTCGTTTAAGAATGTGGTACGCAGACTTAAGAGGACATCATGGTAAGAAATGGAACTATGAACCTTCTAAAAATTATATGAGGAAAAAGAAATGAGTAAAAAACCTTTAAATATATCTGAAGAAGCAGCTGTACAAATGCCAATGAAAACAGTTGCTAGTTTAATTTTACTCGTTGCAGCTGGTGTGTTCGCATACACCGAGCTAACGGCAAGGCTAGTATCGTTGGAAACCTCACGTGAGTTGTTTACAAATGATTTATTAAAGAAGTCTGAACAAGTTCCTGTGGACCAAGAGCAACATTTTTTATTAGAAGATCTTTATAAGTCTGTAGAGAAAATGGAAGAAACTCAAGAAATGAATATGACTAACAAAGTTAATATAGAATTTTTAAGAGATCAATTAGAAAAAGCATTAAAAGACATTGAAGATTTAAAAGATAAAGTAAGAGCAAACGGTAACGGAGCACACTAATGACAGAAATGGTAATAGCACTTTTAATGATAGTTAACGGAGAAATAAAAGAACACAGAATACAAGAGTCTATGTCAGATTGTTTAAAAGGTAAAAGAATTGCAATGCGTGATTCTAAAAAACACATACAATATCAGTGCATAAAATCTATGGCAGAAACAGAAATATATCTTGGTGAGAAATCAATTCTCAAACTTATATTAAAATGAAATGGCTGTACGCATTTTTAATACTAACCTTAGTAATACTAAGTGCTAAAGCAGATGAAGACACTGCAACATCAGGAAACATATTACCAAATGCTGAAACAACTTCTTCAGGCAAAGACAATTTTGATTTACCTGGTGTAAACAAAGGCACAGGTGCATTAACAAACAACTCTACACACAATGGTTTTACAATTACTTGTCCAACACAGGTTAATAATGCGTGTGGTACAGCATTTAACGGTGAGTTAGAGGCAAGCTATCAAATGAAAGTAGGTGCAAGCGGTACATTAGTTGGTATTGATGGTGTTGAGGCTAGTACAACCTACACTACAACACAAAGAAAATTAAACGGTGGAATACAATTAAATTCTTATTTTTCAATACAAAACTGTGAAGATGGTAATAGTTCCTATAGCTGTGGTCAATCTAATGGTGCTGAGGATACTTATAAACTACATGTAAAAATTAAAGATGCAGCTGGCAATACACTAGCACAGATGACAACAACAAGATTAGAGGATGCGGGGTATAATGCTAACAGCAGACAGTTTCATGACAATTTAGTTTACAATGGCACAGGTGGAGCTAGCTACGAGTGGTATTGGGAAGGTTACGATGGTTCATTAAATACCAGTACATCTAATCTTGGACCAAACTTACTAGGTGCAAAATTATTATTAGATTTTCCAATAGAAGATCACGAACCTTTAACAGTCGAAGAAATAGCAGATATTAATGACGCCTTAAATACAACTGAACTTACAGAGAATGAAATCTATGATATTATATCAGGCCTTGAATCTAAAATAGAAGAAGAGTTTAGATTATCTGGTAACTTAGAGGAAGGTACAAGACTAGAAGTTAATATAGAAAATAAAGAAATAACATTTGAGATAGCATCACGTAAAACAGGTGCTATTGTAATGAAGTCACCAATGACAGCGAAGATTATAGAAGCAATCCCTATTGAAACATTAAAAGAAAAAATGGTTGCCATGGTAAAAGAAGAGATGCCTTTTATGGAAATCATGGAAGCAGTATCTACACCGTCTAAAGAAGAACCTAAAGCTGAGGTAAAAGAAGCTGCACCTACTAAGAAACAAGAACCGAGCAGCAAGGAACTAGGTGGACCACCTATGGAAAAAACATCGGTACCAAAAGAAGAAGCACCACAAACTAGCAAAAAAGAACCAAATGTGGTAGAAGAAAAAAATGAGAAAGAAGAAAAGAAAGAAACTAAAGAAGAGAAATCTAATAGCAATGCTTCTACAACATCCGTTGTTTCAAAACAAAATGATACCAAACAAAAAAAAGTACAATCGAAAGAAACTGTTAAACCTGAATTAAAAGTAATGATGGCTAAAGTTGATGAAAAGATTAAAAATCCGTTAAAAAATTTACAACTTAAAAATCTTATAAAAATGGATGCAATGGTACAGAATCAACTATCATTAGATTCCTATAATGTGGCGTTTTATGCACCAAAAAACATATATTTAGAACAATTAAATCTTATAGATAATAGATTAATTTATGCAAATGTTAGTCTTGCAAGTTACATTCAAAATGATAAGATAGAAATAAAAGCACGTAAGCTTGAAATTATTAACAACAAAAAACAACAACTCTTAATAGAGTTAGAGGTATTAAAAAATGGATAAATTAAAAAAAAATAAAATTAAAAAAGTATCCAAAGCTTTAGTAAAAGCATCTAAATTACATGCAGGTCAAGCTAAAGTATTAAAAAAAGTTATTAAAAAATAATGAAAAATATTAAAGATCAACTTGCAGGTATCGCAGCATTAGTTGCAGCAGTCGTTGCAATAGGGGGTGGTTTTGCAACTTACGGTAAACTTACAGAAAAAATTAATGTATTAGAAAACAGATCTACAACTGATTTTTCTGCACAAATAGCGGTGTTAGAAGAAAAAGTTGCTGCATTAGATACCGAACATGGTCATACTAAAATGTTAGTTAATGAAGCTGAAATAAAATTATTAAAAGTACAAATAGAAGAAATTAAAATAAGCACGAGCAATCCACTAGCAAATTAATGTCAATTAAACATAAAATAACCTTTAATACTGAAGTTGTTAAAGGTTTGTGTCCAAAATGTGATGAAGACACTCTTTTAATATCAGTTGTACCAGAATTTTTTAGATGTACTTTATGTGGTAATGATTTAAAGCAACAAATTAATGGTAAAATTAATTATCTTCCAATTATGACTTCATCAGATAATTTAAAGCTTTAATAATTAAAAACTAGTGGCAAAAATAAAATATAATACAGCGTATATTCCTCGCGATAAACCTCGTAAAAGGCCTAGAAGACATTCAAAAAGTTTAAATAAATCAACAAAATTAAATCATAATAAAAAATATAATCGTCAAGGTAGGGGTTGACAAACATCCCAAAATATCCTATATATAGGGTATAAAAAATTTAAATAGAAAGAAGAAATAATGAACATATTTTTTTTACATAGAAACCCAAAAATTGCAGCACGTATGCAATGTGATAAACACGTTGTAAAAATGG